CTATCTAATCCTCTAGGCGGGAACTATCCATTGTCCCGGATTGTGGGATACTCAGGTATGTTCTTTCCAAATTAGCCTACCAGAGAAAACTAATGAGGGCATCCGTTGGGGTTTTGTCTGTACTCGTCGTGCTAGCAGCATACCCCCCCTGCCCAGGTGAATGGTCACCATTTCGGGGTGTAATGCCCGCATCTTCTACCATTTTGAAGATGCCAACGTATACTTAACGCAATATACTACTTGCTTAAAGGGCGGATGGTACTCATCACTTAGGCGCCCAATCCGGCTTACAGAGCAAGGAATGTGCAGGTTGAGGATTCAAGTACTCGCAACACTCCGGCTGCCCCGGTCAACGTTATCAAAAATGTTAACGTGACCTCCTCGTTGTACGCGCAGATGGCTGTAACAACCAACTGCTTGTTCGCTGGGCCGGTATACGTACCGACAGTACCATCGAACAGATTCACTCCAGACCAGCCATCCCCGGCTGCGACAAGCTGACAGCGCATTAGGAACGCTTCATTAGCCGAATCTGTGAGACCGATTACGGCTTGTATGAGGTAGTACCCTGCGCTGAGAGTCACTGTACCGGGAACTGAGTCAAAGTCAGCATGTAAGGAACCAGATATCAAAGTATCCCAATCCAACGCTGTTGGAGTTGCGGTTACTATGGTAACTGGAGCCGACACACCGAGCTGAGCCACATTACGACGCCGTGGTTGCGAGTTAGCTTCAAGGTGGAAGTCATAAAACCTCACCTTATAGCGTGCCTCAACATAGCCAATGGTGTCGGTTGAAGCTTCGTTACGGACCATGACTACTAGGAGTCCAGGGTCATACAGGGCGAGGTTTGATCCCTCAACACCCGATCTAACGTACCTACGACCTCCTAACATCGATTTAGGCACTCGGAGCGTGAGCCCATCAGGTTTATACACACTTGACGAGATATGACACTCATAGGCACTGAACCGAGCTTGGGAGTTAGGTACTGTAGCATTGGGGTTGGGGTCAAACGCGAGCCCCACCTGACCAACTGTGGTCGCAATGACGGTTGTTCCGACGAAGTGGAATGATAGTTCCTCGAACTCGTACATATCGTACCGTTTTGCCTCCTGTGAGAGCGAAGCAAAACGAGTTTCGAGACCGGGGTTTACGCTGTAACCTGTGGCCGAGAAGTCACTAGTTGATCCTGCGACTGCTCCTGCGATCACATCATTACCAGCGTCAACACGCGGTGGACGTACTGTAGCCTTACTAGTTGCAACGTACGCAAGTGCAACTCCTGTACCCTGTTTGCGGGATTTCTTTTGTTGTTTATTCATGATTGTATGGAATACCCTATCATGAAAGGGGACTGTTCATATTGGCGGACAGCATGTTGAGCCGTGCAGTCTCTTGGCGTTTTGGTTCGCTTGGAAAGTTTTACGTGTGGTCAACAACCAATTTGGTCACCCTGGCTCTGTGGTACATCCATCAACAAACAACGTTTTCGTTCAGGCCTGTCAGGTGCACAATACCTTAACTGACATACCGTCACAACTACTGGATTATTTGAAGCAGAATTTAACACCGGAGTACAGAGCCGCCAATACCCCATGCGTTTGCGGTCGCCACCGATCCCGAAGGATGGACTGAGGGTACCTACCTCAGCCCGGCAATATGGCTGCTAAACCTGAGCATGCGACTAGGCGTATTCCACTGAAGTGTCATACGGGAGTAGTCCTGTTCAAGTGCGATCTGCATATCTGGGGAAATCCTAAAGGCTTCCCAAAACGACACGCGGGCTGTCGTTGTGGGTTCCTTGAAACGTGGTGACATGCGTAATGCGAGGTACTGCATACCAGACTCGAGTTCAACCTTGCGCTTCGTTTCCGTGGTACCACGGATCAGCGTTTGGTAGAACTGACAGAATATTGGTACATCCCCCGCAAGTGCCATTCCACACATGCCGATGGCTCTTCGAAAGAAGTTATAATCCGACTCATGTTGTATGGGTTTCACAACAACCAAATCCTTATCGAGTACCATACGTGGGTCCCGTACCATTCGGTACACCCCAGGTGTGATCTCAATTGGATGAGATTGGCAAAATTCGATGTGTTCGATGATATATACTGGCGTCTCAACTTTCAGTATAAATCCGGACTCATCAAACCACCATACAATACCATCAAGGAATTTGGTTAGATCACCAGATTCCATGATGACTACACAGTCGTCGCCATCGTTGATCAAGGCGCATGTAATGCTTTTTAGCTGACAATAGGACCACACCATCGTGGTCATCAATGTTATATTACCCAGTGATGTGTTCATGTCACCGGATCATCTACCACCATGGACGTGATAGCATATACAACTTTCACAACAACGAACAAATCCGCGTGTTTTAAGTTGCATACGCAGCATCCAAGCCAGGCATTTATCATGTAACCCAAAGAGTGCTCGGTAAATGGAATGTTCATACTTTAGTGCGGCCTCAGATACGTGTTGATCAAATCTACTCGCATCGAGCCCCACCGCAACTGGACACTTAAACCTTTTCCAAGACTCAAATATAGCCTGGCCCCTTTCATCAGCATTTAGACCTTTCATGACCGTAGGTCCTCCCCACATCTCGTCTATCGCACCATAAATCACATGCTCGCATGCTTTGGTGTAGACACCGAGACTCAAATTATAACGCGTCGATCTTGGTTGAATGATCCTAGGGTCAGAATCTGCATCCTCCATCGATTTGTCATCCTTTGGTGTTAAGTTCAACTTCTCGGCCTTTACAAAACTTGATACAAATGAGTCCTTCTCCTCCAATGGTTTGATAGCCAGCGAGTCTCGTGCTCTCTCATACGCTAGCCGCTTTCGCCCAGTATAAGCACTGATAAATTGATCAGTGGTTAAAGGCTTAACGACTCGCGTATGTTTAAGCAAAGCACGCCGAGCTGCTCCATGGAAGTGAACGAACTTACTGTAACAGGGCCTGTGGGGCCTCTCCCACCCTCCATTCCCAGTTTTGTGAAGGAACACTCGTGTGACGATCGCACGAAGTGCCGTATCTTCATCAGCATTGTGTACGCCGTACTGGACCCCAGCCCCTATAGGAGCAAGGCTGTAGATCTTACGCTCTCTGTATCGACCCCCAATGCTCTCACGGATTGCTAGCCTCTCACGAGTAGGATCATTAGGACATCCCTCCAAACTGAATACAGCATCCAGATAGAGGTCTAAATCCAACTTCGCTGAGAATCCGTTTTTACATTGTGGGCCTCTCTAGGGAGCGGCACGGACGTAACGTGACTTCTTCTCCATAGGAGAGAGTTCTAAGGGGGAACAGCGTAAGTACGACAGCGCGCGGTACACTTTATACAAATAACTTGTATAAAATACATCGTGGGCTGCTTCGCTTGTGTTGATTTCATGAATGGTGGGTGTGAATATGCATTCTATCAGGATGGTAACATGTTTTATCATGTCTACCTTCCTAAAAGTGACTGCACGTTTCTCATCACTATTGATCTCAGCACAAATCGCCCTCCTTATCACATCCCGATTGGCCTCATTATCCTTTGGCGTGCCATGCTTAGTCTTAACACTTTGATAGATGAGGCGTTGGAACTTAGTAAGTTCCGTTTCCCCTTCTGTCTCCACGTTATGACCCTGTATGACACGGATGTCTGCGAAGATGTCACGGTGCCCCTTTCTTCGAATGAGCCCGAAGATAAGGGGCAGTGGGCACCACAAAAATAAGAAAGCGACAACACATCCTATTATTGTGGTTGTTAGCTGTATAATGGTATCCTTATCCAACGCTGCAGCTAAAACGTCGGCGGACTGAGTAATGTTCATAAAGAATTCAATCATGTTTACAGAATTTGCATCAACAACACATCAAGTTCGTTTATAAGAAACAAACCCAACACGTAGTTGGTGACCAGCTGTAGACCATACTCCTCCAAGTAGCCAGCTACAACCTGAGGGAGGTGTTCTTGAGGTGACATTATGAACACTATAAACTACTTAACTATGAGGGCCTAGATGGGGTAGCTCCCAACCTAACTTTTCAAAGATGGGGA